CAGCACCAGCACTAGCAATATCATTTAGATCAACAATAGATCCAGTCAGAAATGAAACAACAGACTATTTGTCTAAAGCATGTCAAGTGTCTAAAGAAGGTACATGGAAAAAAATAACACCAGATGGAATGTCTATATCTTTAATAGTAATGCTACCAATGTTTGCGACAGAAATGTTAGATCCAATGGTTAAAGAAAGATTTATTGCAGTTGTTTATGAAACTGTTTATGGAAGAAGAACGTATTATGTATTATATTTTGTTAATCCATTAGATGGACGACATATAGAAATAGTTAGTTTTAATATAAAAATAAAAAATATTGTATTTAATCCGGCTCCTTATGAAAATAATATTCAATTTGCGATCATACACCACACCTATATAGAAGATTATTTTAATTTTGAAGTTTTTAATTATTCAAGTTTGTTACGTAATCTTGTTTCCCATCCAGTTAATGTGCGATATTCGGATTATCGAATGATTGCTTTTAGTAAAGATGGAAGATCAATGATTATCAGCATATACGACCCTGAGGATAATATTAATCGTATTTTAATTTATGGAGTTTCTAGTGGACGAATAGAACGGGAAGGTGACTCCATACAAGATAAGCCGGAGGATATTAAAGTTAGTCCTTCTGGAGACAATATAGTTGTGAAAGGTGAACTCGGTGTATATTTTTATGACAAACAACTTAGATTAGATAGCGAGTATATTGTAGATGAGTATAAATCGGATGATTCTGATTTTGATCCTGATCCTGATCCTCATTCCGCCTATAAAGAAAGATATAGAGAAAGAAGGTGTAACTTTATGGTGGTTGATAATTTTTTTACAAAAGATAGTCCAGATTCACCCACATTATATACAGCATTTTATACATTCAAACCATTTGATAGCATTCACTTGTATGATGTCACTCAAAAAAGAAAAATTAAAAGATTCAAATTAAATTTAAAACGAGATATTATGCACATGGAATTATATTTCGATAGAATACATTTAATATTTAATGCAAATGGAGGAATACATGCACTTAATACTATTTCTAAAAATTTCTTTAAGATTATGACTGGTAACTTTCCACGTTTTACACTGGATGGTCCTGTAATGTTTGTTTCCAATCAAGAAGGAAGAAAAAGTTTAGAAAAAATTGATTTACGTCCTCTATTTCGAGTACTAGCATCTGCAGCATCCATCGCATCAACATCATCCACATCATCTACCGTGTCTGAACCATCTGCAAAAAGATTGAGAAGCACTACATCATTAGCTGCACCTATCAGTAGATTAGCTGGTCCATTCCATCCATCCTTTGCAAATAGATTAGCTCGTCCATTTTCTACTTCATCAGCTACTTCATCAGCTGCTTCATCAGCAGCTTCATTAAGCCAGCGTCCGTTCGAACAAATGGAACCTTTACCAGCTACTTCATCAGCTGCTTCATCAGCTACTTCTTTAGCTTCATCAGCTACTTCTTTAGCTTCATCAGCTGCTTCATCAGCTACTTCACCAGAAGTTGATTCAGATGAAGAATTACGAGCAGCAATTGAACTTTCATTAAGACCACAACCTGGTGGATATATTCACAAATATTTTCATCATTGTTATTAATATAATTATTTGCCTTCTATAAATTTTAAATAACAATTCTCATCACCAATATAATATATTTCAACTATATTTAGTTCTTTATTTAGATCTTCATTTGTCTCAACTCTTCTACAAGTAGATGTATCAATTTTATCTTGTAATACATTAAATGACACATTGCCTTTGATAGATATATTATTTAATTTACAATTTGATCTTTCATAATGACACCATTCGTCCCATAAATTGTATTTAATATTATTTATTTCAATTAATCCACTTTTAGGTCCAATTATTAAGCTACAAGTAACAATAGTACAATCACCCTCTAACACCATATTGGACTTAAATGTTTTATTGACAGCAAGCGGTTTGACGTCACAATATTTTGTTTTAATAAGATTGGATGGAAAAACAATGTTATCTTTTTCTCTAATAAAAATATCATATATAGTCCGTGCATATAAAACAGAACCATTTGAATTAGTATGGACCATATCAGTGTTAATATGTGGTGAATGTGTAATACGTTCATTTAGATCAATATAAAAAATATTATTAAATGTCAAATGTTTCTTACACAAATTATAAAAATCAATACGTTCATTATGGTCGACTCTAGGAAGAAACAAAAATATTAATTTACAATTGGCTGAACTAAATTTATATATAATAGTATTAATATATTCTAATGCATTATCATCCGTATTATTGTATGCAGTTGAGAACCAGTCAATGAAACAATATTCAGGTTTAGATTCTAATACAACGTCAATTTTACAAATACCTGCATCATTTAGATGACAAGATCCAAAACCAAAAGTAGAAGTAGATACATTTAAGAGTTGGTCTAAATAATATGTATATCCGAATTTTTGTTGTGTGACAGATGCACCAAAAAAAAGATATATTTTGTGTCATATAATATACTCATTATAATAAAAATAGTTTTACAACGAACATATTTATAAATTCAAAAAAATTGATTTTATAAATATATGAGAATATAAAAATAACAGTATATTCATATATATAATGGATTTATCTAAAACTTTAAAAAAATACATTAAAGCTGGTAAGATTATTAATGATGACATTTATAAATTTCTCGATGACAATATAGACGACATTATTAGTAATGTTAATGATATTAAATTATATGAAATTATTATAAATGCAGCAAATGATAAATATCATAATAGTGTATCTGTTATAAATGATTATACGTTTGATGAATTGATGAGTAAATTGATGATATTAGATCCAAATAATAAAATCTTTAAAAGGGTTGGTTATACTGTAGATTCAATTGACAAAGTAAAATTACCATATCATATGGGAAGCATGAATAAACTTAAATTAGAAAATGCAGACGCTTTTGCTAGATATAAAGTTCAATTCAAAGGTCCATTTTTAATTTCAGATAAATTAGACGGTATCTCAGCTCTATTTATAGTTTCAAAAGATGACTCAATGCATTTATATACAAGAGGTGACGGAACTGTTGGTTCAAATATCACACATCTAATTCAATATCTAAATATAAAGAATATAGATAAGATTAAACAATGGTTAAAAACGAATAAACTAGAGAGGATAGTTTTGAGGGGTGAGATTATAATTCGCAAGGAAACTTTCAACACAAAATATGCGGATATAGCAGCCAATCCAAGAAATTTTGTGTCGGGACAAGTCAATGCAAAAAAGGTTGATGGAAATATTTTGAAAGATCTTGATTTAGTGTTTTACGAAATTGTAGAACCATGGAAATCAATTGATAACCAATATAATATTATGACTGAATTACAACTATTAGTTAGTCCATTTGAAATTAAAATATTCGATAATCTAACTCTGCCAAATCTGAGTTCTATCCTAAAAAATCGTAAAAGTATTTCGATTTATGAAATAGATGGAATAATTATTTCAGATATTAACGACCATCCAAGAAATAAAGATGGTAATCCAGATTATAGTTTTGCGTATAAAGAAAACGTAGAGATGATGGATGCAAAAGTAGAGGAAGTAGAATGGAATGTATCAAAGGATGGTTATTTAAAACCGAGGATAAGAATCAGTCCAATTAAACTTGGAGGGGTTCAAATAACATATGCGACCGCCCATAATGCAAAATATGTTCTTGATAATAAAATAGGTCCAAATGCAATTATTAAAATTACTAGAAGTGGAGATGTAATTCCGTATATAGTGAGTGTTAAAAGTCCAGCTTTAGAAGCACAAATGCCTTCAGAAGATGATTTCGGTGAATGGACTTGGAATAAGAGTGGAATTGATATAATCTTAGATTCTGATGAAATGGGGGACGTTCAACTTGTTAAAACATTGTCATATTTTGTAAAAAAATTAGATATCAAGAATGTAGATGAATCAACATTTAAAACTATTGTTGAAAATGGTTTGATAAAAGAACTTGCAGATGTATTTAAACTAAATAAATCTCAATTATTAGAATTAGATGGATTTCAAGAAAAGAAGGCAACTAAAATAATTAATGAATTACAAGATGGATTTCAAAGAATGACGCTTGCAGACTTAATGATATCATCTAATCTATTCGGTCATGGATTTGGTGAAAAGAAGATAAGAAAGATATTGTCAGTATATCCGGATATAATATTACTAGCAAAGAAAAAATCAACGGAAAATTTGCATGATATGATTGTAGAGATAAGTGGTTTTGATGATATAACTGCAAGTCAATTTGTTGAACGTGTTTCAGACTTTAATGATTTCTTTGATAATAAAGTTCCTAAAAATATTCATGATAGACTATTATTGGATACAAATAAACCAAAAAAAGAAAATAATACAAATAAACCATTAACTGGTCTCAAATTTGTTATGACCGGATTTAGAAATAAAAATTGGGAGAAAATTATAACTGATAATGGCGGTGAAATAACTTCAACTGTTAGCAAAAATACATCTGTTTTAATATGTGAATCATATGATGATTCAAGTAGTAAATTAGTTAAAGCGAGACAATACAATGTCATTATAAAAAATAAGAACGATTTCATTAAATATATGAGAGACACATATGATGTGATATTTGATGAAATGTTTATAGACTAATTATTATTATTATTATCAATAACATTTTTTTTTATATATTTATTTAGATTTGGTTCATATGATTTGAATATTGACATAATATTATCCAATTCAGAATCAAACGATTTATTATCTATTTTTTTTATATTCTTTTTAGAATTCTTAATAGAACTCTTAATAGAATCTGAACTCTTGATTGACTTTTTAATTTTTCGCGAATTCATATCTAATTTTGATAATATATTATTACTTTTCATATATGGTATGTCATATGATTGTACTTGATTTATAGTATTCGATAGCGTTGGTTTATGCTGAGACAAATTTACATCTTTATTTTGATTTTTATTTTTATTTTTATTTTTATTTGATATAAATGAATTTATTATTTTTTTTCCATATTCTAACATATGATTATCTTTATTTTTTGTTGATTTGCTCTTTCTACTTGATCTATAACTTGATATACTATGTTTATACGATTGACGAGATATACTTTTACGTCGTGGCTTTATAATAGATTCAGAACTTATTGGATTTGGATTTAGAGATGGACTTTCCTTTTTTATTAGATGAGTTTTAGCGATACTTTTATTTGTATTAGAGAGTTCATCATTACGTGTAATGTTAGATTTGCTCTTGCAGTTATGTTTATTAGAAGACCTGTGAAGATTACGAACATAATAGGACTGTTGTTTTTTTGAAACGCTACGACTATTAGATACACTTAATCTATAATTTTTATTTGATAAAAATTGACGTCCTGCTAAAATAGAGCGAATATTGGAGTTTAAACTGATATTATTCAACACATTTTCTGGTTCTTTTTTTTCCAATTCGGCTGGAATATTATTTGGTTGATTGTTTGTATGTGACCCATTTTCTGGTTCTTGTTTTTCCAATTCGGCTGGAATATTATTTGGTTGATTGTTTGTATGTGTCCCATTTTCTGGTTCTTGTTTTTCCAATTCGGCTGGAATATTATTTGACCCATTTTCTGGTTCTTTTTTTTCCAATTCTGTTGGATTATTATCATCATTAACAACATCGTCATGTATAATAATTTGATTTATTTGATTTGACTCGATAATTGACATATAGATAGATAAATATAATAAAAAAAAATATTGTATTCAAATAATAAAAAATTATATTATTTGAATTAAAAAATTAAAGTATATTTTATAAATTTACAACATTAGAAACTTTTGGTTTTCTTCGTCTAATTGGTTCATTTTGAGCTGCTTCACTAGCAGCTGCAATTTCAGCTTTAGTTCTACGTTTTTTCTTAGGAACGATTGCATTTGTTGTATTTATTTCCACAATATCATCTATATTAAGAGTAATATTTTGTTTGTCATTTATTGATAAATGTTTATCAAATTCTTTAACATCATTATCGATTGATAGGTCCAGTGATAGATTTGGATTAGTAACATTAGATTTTTCATGAGAATGTAACAGATAATAAACATTAAGAACATCAGTTCGTCCCATACGTTGGGCTCTACCAATAACCTGTGTTTCTAATTCCAAAGATAGTTGATGATAAATAATAACATCAGTTGCCATTTGAAGATTAAGTCCTGAACCATAATTTGAAGCATTTAACATTAATACTTTGATTTCTCCTGACTTAAAACGTTCAATCGTTTTATTAACCACCGGACCAGAACCCATCACTTTTGAAAAAGTAATTTTATTCTCATTCATTTTATCAATTAGACCTTGAAAAGTTTGGTCGTAATTACTAAAGAGTAAGAACCGTCCATTAGCTTTATCTTTGATAATTTTAATAGTAGCATCAATTTTAGTAATTTCGGTTGGTGGTTTAACATCATCCTGGTTATTTTTTTTAACGTTATCCATAATAACATGAACGTCTTTCATATCAAACTGAATTCTACAGGTGGGACATTTACCTTTGATTTGAGTAAGACAAGGGACACAATACAATTGATTACAACAAGGGAGGACTCCAGGTGTAATAGAAGCGAATTCTTCACAACAAATGGGACAATTATCTTTATTAAATTCTTTAATCCTATTAGTAATTGATTCTAGTTTGGTTTCTAAACTTTTAATTTTATCTTTGATCCTATTTATCTGTTCGTTATGTGCTTCTGCATCGCGTGCTCTAATTGACTCTTGATAAGTTAATTCTGCCTTTTTGTTATGAATAGTAGTAGCAATTTTATTGGTAATTACTTGCAAAATATTATCATTTGTATCAACATTACAATTTAATTTTAATACAGCATCTTTCATATTACCTGCATTTAACATATCCATTACATCTGCAGGAATAAATTCACGAACTATTTCTAATTGTTTGGGTGTAAAACATCTAATCAAAATTTGATTAAGACATGGAAGACTCATTGATTTACCAACATATTCATCATCATTTTTAATAATAATATTGTTAAATACAAAACGATGCATTCTACCACTACTAACTAGATCACGAATATAATATCTTCGAATATATTCTATACCAGTTGGTGTTGCTGTAACAAACCATAAAAAGTTAGCATTAAGATTTAAATCTTGTGGTAATGTTATAGAACATACTTCGTCTATAATTATTCTACTGTAATTTAAATCAGGAAATTTTTTAATATAATCATCAACCATAGTACTGGAACAAATAATTACATCATAATATTCAACAGTATTTAATTTAGTATATTGATATTCGTCGTCATTAATTATTTCAGTATCAACCACTGTATTGTTATTGTTATTATTATTGTTATCATCAAATATATTTTCAGGATATATTAAAAACTGGACGTCACTTCTTTTAGCAATGACAAAAGTTTTTAAATTACAAAATGCGAAAGCTTGCTTCCATTGTGTGACTAAATTATGTGGAACAATAATTAAATTTGTTTTTAACGGTCTTTCTGCATCTTTATATTTTAAAGATGTGAATATTCCAGAAGATATTACTTTTTCTCGTTGTGGTGGAACCAAATTATGATTTAATAAACCTAATATAACATATGTTTTACCAGAACCAACTACATCAGCTAAAATACCAAAATTAGTTTCTATAATGTAGTCAATAGGTTTAGATGTTTTATCAGGAAATCTAGAATAAAAAGAATATCGTTCTTCGTCATGAATTTGATATTTATGAATTATCGAAGTGATTGTTCTTTTAACTACACCAGTTCTTTCCAATTCATCCATTGCATACACACTTGTAAGTTGATGTTCTTTTAATCTAATAGTGAGGTTTGGACTGGATATAATCTTGTTAGAATTTTCTGTTAATAATAAAGTAGCCATATATATGATTTAAATAGTATAGTTCATATATTATTTAAATTATAAATTTCATTTTTTTTATACGTATATGTCTTTATATTATGTTAATCTCTAGCATATTTTAACTTATTATATATATTGTTACCCTTGATTGCGGTCTTTAATGGGACGACGTAATATTCTAAATATTTAAGTAATGTTTCGATTTTATCCAACGCATGATTTACATCTCTTGCTTTTGCAATAAAATTTAATATTTTGTTCGCATTTTCAAAATCTTCATTAGGTCCATGAGTTCCAATATTTAATTCTTCTGAATCAGAATCATTATCTTCATCCATCATTGGACTTTTAATTAATTTCATGATCTCACTTTTATCAGCAGGTTTAGATGTCTCTTTACAATCAAATTTTTTGGTTTCATTATTTAATTTACATACTTTGATGTTGATTGAACCAACACCCTTGCCATTTGCTTGATGATATTTTGCATGTTGTTTTTTTGTCATTCCAAAATCAATATATTTAATTGGAACCATTTTCTTGTCTTTATTTACAATTCGTCCTAAACCAAATGTCTCATCCATTATGTTTTCATCATCTGTATCTTCCTTATTCATTTCTTTTTCAACACTATCCATCTCTTCTTTATCCATGGTTAATATGTCACTAAGTTCGTTCATTTGATCGTCCATAAATTTAGTATCTAATCCTTTATTAGATTGTGGAGCTCCACCATCCATTGATCGAACTAATGGTATAGGCATCATTGGTAAAAATGGATATACTGCTTGACGTCTGGGAAGTAAATTAAGTTCAGTTAAAATATTAGGTTCAGAAAGGTCGTACCATAATGGTTCATCTAAATATGTGGTATATCCATATCTAACTCCATTCATACCAATACCTAAACGTCTTAGAGGTATTTTAATTTTCAATGTATTAGTAGCAACTTTTTCTTTTAATTCAAAAAATTTTTTTGCTTTAGAATTGCTTAACAATGCATCAATAATTTTTTTAATTCTTGAGTCTTCAAAAACCTGACCCTTGTATATTCTTGGACCGGTTCTTCCAAGTGTAAAATCATTACAGTTCTTATTGGTTGCAGAAATTCGCAAACTTCTATGTTTGCAGATTTGATTGTATCTAAGGTCTCTGTTTTTATAATATTCATCTAATTTATCCTTGACACTTTTGACAGTAGGAGTGTCTCCATTCTGTTTGATTTTTATCACATATTCGACTATTTTGTTTAAAACTAATTCTATTTCGTCTTTCATACTATCTTTTAATGCCTTATTATCCGCAGCATTTAATTCTGGAATATTTACGTTACCTAATTTAATATCAGTTGAAAAGCTCATTCTTATTATATTTTACGAATATAAAATAAATTTATTTATATTTATATTTGTTTTTATAAAAAAATTATATTATTATTAATAATATTTTAATTTAATGATTTCAATTTAATGATTTCAATTTATTGTTAAAATTTATTAAATATGTTAATGGTTGGTCTAATATACTTACCATTGTCTGATTGCCAATGTCCGCAAACATATTATACATCTTTAATACATTCAATATTACTGCATGAACTTTATTAATCACCTTTGCAATATAACCAAAGTCTTCTTTACCATTATCAATCTTATTCTTGATTACACAATTAATAATGTCTATTGACTTACTATTTAATGGTTCATTCCATTTTGTTTCATTCATCATCTTCTGAAATTCAGCATCTTTGGATATATATGTATTTGTAATATTTTCTGGATTTTCATCCATTTCACAATTATCAAACACTCTAAATAATATTTCAATGATTTGAAATTTGATATTATCTTGCATTCTATATTTGGTAATAGTCTTAACTCCATCAATTGTAATTGAATTTTCATCATCTTCTTCTTCAGTTTTAATTAGTCCAGATTTGTGTGAAAATTTATCAACATTCTTTTTAATTACATCTATTGATACACTATTTTTATAACTCAATAAGACATTGACAAGAACAAACAGATTAGGAACTATTAATACATCATCTCTAAAGAGCCATAATAGTAAAGTCATTAGTCCTTCTTGTTTATAGATATCAGACTCAATATATAATTCTTTCAGCCCATCTAATAATTCTTGTTGGTTCCATTCTTCAACTTGACCTTGAACGTACATATTCAATGGAACTTTGGTTATATTTTTAATATATTGAGATCCATCTATTCCAAATATTTTAGTTGGAAGAAGAGTATATGGTGTAATTATATCTTTACCAATTAATGGTGCATAAGTACCTCTCATAATATTTTTATAATTTACTCTGCAATATATAACGTGTCCTTGAACGTCAAATCCTCTTCTACCAGATCTACCTTGTATTTGTTGAGCTTTAAGAACACTTACATCTTCACCTTTTGGATCTTGACCTAAGATTACTACACTTCTAGCAGGATAATTAACACCATATGCTAACGAATCATCACATATACAGATAGGTGCTTGATGATTAGTGATGAGTTCTTGAACCACTCTTTGGAATGGTGTTGGTAATATTTTTGAATACAATATAATACCTCGTTCAATACCTCTCACAAAAATATTTTCATAATTCATTTCGTTAGCGATAGATTTATCAACAGAATTGGATAAGAATTTCTTAAGATTTTTAACAATCATTCGCATGGTGCTAACGGACAAAGGATTTTTATGAAATGAGAATAGACTTGTGGGACAATATTGATTAAATTCTGGAAGAACGATCTCTTGAGAGTTCAATTGATTAGTCAAATAAGTTTGATATTTATACTTATAATCTTGATCTAAAAATCCACATATCATTGTGATTTCTTCTTCAGAAAAATTCTCATTGTTTTTTGCCTTTGACTTTTCATTAGTGTATTTTTGTAATATTTTTTGTAAGAACGATTTTATAAATTCACTCTTTTCCTGATTAACTTGAGCTGTAATTTGTTTAGTTGGATTACCTTTGCCTTTGATACCTCTGGCAATAGAACCTATTAATTTAGCTTCATTATCCTTGAATGATTTTATATCTTCACTCAAATCTATCCATAATTTGTTAAACCATGGAAAATAATATTGCTCTATATATTCTAAATAATTAACTACCTTTTTATACGTCGTTAATACTGCTACATCATTTAACATAAATACTAATGCTGGCAACATCTGTTTAGTTTTAAGACTTTTAAATAATTTTACTAAACTTGCTATTAATTCAGTCTCTTCTACATCCCAAATTGAATTATTTTTAAGACTAATTTCTTCAAGAAATTTAGATACTGATGCTTCATTCAATGTTGTTAATCTGATTAATGCATCTTTCAAATGTTTCTCATATTCGGACACCATATCCATGGTAATTGGAATGTCTTTCTCAAAATATTCATTAGGATGTAATTTCCAAACCTTATAATCTGGAAAACTTTCATCCATCTTAATACCCATCTCATATAAATCTCGTGCAGTCATTGCTAAATCACCAGATTTAAATTGGTCTTCAATTATATATTTAGTATCAACACAATTTAATGGATGCATTGTAATAAGATTAGTTCCATTCCAAAGATGTTTCTGTTGGACGATAAATCGTTTATTATAAGATACTAATTTAACATCTTTTTCAGTTACAATTTTTAAGAATTCTACAAATTTCTCTGGCTCATTAATAGTAGCTGATAAAATTAGAAAAGGGCAATTTACTGTCTTAATCAGTCTTTCAATCGCCTCTCCTTCTAATTCATTAATTTGTTGAATTTCATCAAAGACTGCATAATCTAATTTTAAAGATAGACTACATAATAGTTCTTCAGCTCTACAAGGAGTAGCTACAATGATTTTACAATCATCTGTCAAATTATATTCTTCTTCATTTGTAACTAATGCTGTGTTAAAACCTGAATTACAAAATGAACCTGCTACTTGATTAGCTAGAACACTGTTTGGAACTACAAATAATACTTTTTTAACTTTTTCACTGAACGCACAATACTGAGCGCATACAGTCTTTCCACATGATGTTGGCGCAGTAATTACTACACTCTGTTTCTCATCAATATGTTTGACTATTTGTTTTTGCCATTCATCCAAAGATAATACTTTTTTATCCCAAGAGCTGACAGGTCTCAATCTATAATAGGTTTCAACCATTTGATATTTAATTGGATCTATTTTCTTAGACACCAAAATATTATTAGCATCTTGAACGGCACACTTAATCGCTAATTTAATTTTATCACTAAATGTCTTACTAGATAATTCCTCAACTGTTGGATATTCAAAATCACTTACAATTGTTTCTTGTTTGACTGCCTGTTGTCTTAAAGCTCTTGCACTCTTCTTTTTAGCAGGAGCTTCGGCAATAACTTCCTTTACTTCTTCCTTTACTTC